CGCGGTGGCGGCATCTCCTCATCACCCGCGCTGTAAAATGTCAGGCCGTCACGTGTCCACATGCCCGTGTTTTCACAGATCCACCGCCCGTTATTCTGTTCAAGCTCAGACTGATGGATCACACAGCCATGATGCTCACAAAGGTAGAAAACACTTTCTGGCTTATTCTTCTCCCACTTAAGACCGAAAAGCGAGGCATCATCGCCAAATTTCAGATACTGCTCCTCCCCACAGTGCGGACAGGGCACATAAAAACGCATGAAATGTGCCGACTCGTTAGCGGCTTTTTCGATCTGGCAGGAGCCTTTGATTTTAGGCGTCGAGCCGCGAATGGATTTTGGCCATACAGAGCCCTCAATACGCTTATCCCCCAGCAGGGTTGGCGAGCCCTCTTTTTCGACATCCGGCTCGAACGAGGAAAGTTCGTCATAGCAGACCACGTCCACGGATTTTTCACGGTAGTTTTTGGCGGCAGCGCCGCCCAGGCACCAGAAGCCCACACCCGATGAAAAGCGTTTCAGCGTGAGAGTATTGTCACGATGTTTACGACCCAGCCATGGGGAAAGGTCTTTCAGGCATGGCACGTCCCGAATCGTCGCCTCCACGTGAGACTTCATAAAATCTTCAGCGGCAGAATCCGTGGGCTGAAAAAGCAGACTGTTTCGGGATTTATGCTCAATAAAATATCCGACCACCCCCAGCAACATCTTTGTATAGCCAACACGGGCAGATTTAATCAGATTAACAGTGCGGATCTGATCATTCCCCATGCTGTTCATGATGGCGATCTGGAATGGCAGCGTTTTCCATTCTCCCTCACCATATGAAGATTCTTTCGGCAGATAATAATTTTGATCAGCCCATTCAACTGGCGTCACCGGCAATGCCCTTATCAGGGGCTGTAATGCTGTTGTGACAGCGCTCATCATATTATTCAGTTGTTGCTCTGATATATTCATCGAGTAAATCCGGTAATTTATCCCCCGCCCGCGCACACTGATTTGCCCCCTTCGCAATAAGGGTTTTCAGATGGTCAAGATGGCGCGGTGTTAAATCAGGAAACTGTCGCTGCATGGATAAAGGGATGGAATCAAGCGTACTGGATAACGCCATTGCCAGCTTACTGAGGGCAAAAATACAGAACCCGGTGTCAATAAGTTTTCCTTTTGACACCTCATTTTTTAACTGCTGTGTAACAGCCTGTTCTGCTGTCAGTTCCCATCTGGCAATAAGCAATTTCTCCTCATAGTCGTCTTCGCTATCGCCACCAGGCACATCGTTTTTACTTCTCCTCAGATACGATATGTAAAAATCGCGCCAGGCATCCAGATCCAGTTGCCCTCGCTTATTCGATATCGGGGCACCCGGCAATTTCTGCAATCTGCGAAGCTGGCGATCGGTCAGACTTAAATGCCTGGCAACTTCAGTCTGCGTAGCCACTCCTCACCTCGCAAAAACTCTCACCTCACAATCACAACAAAACCGGTCATGTCCGGCTTACATGTTTATTTTTTGTTCACGTCCGGTTCACAGAAAACCTGTTTCTATATTTTTCATATAGTTAACCTGAAGAGAAACCGGACATGGATCCCGGAAAATTTTCATAAATAGCGAAAACCCGCGAGGTCGCCGCCCCGTAACCTGCCGGATCGCCGGAAAGGACCCGCCAGCCAGAGCGGGCCTAAATTCATCAACCAATCAGCTTATAGCGGCCATCCCGTGCATTACGGCGTACACGCTCAATATTGAGGCATAGTGCACATCTGGCTTTTTTGGCACAGGAACACGGCAACATTCAGAAGCGCGAGGAATATTATTTATCCAGTCGATCACTTCGCTTAAATACCAGGCATTGCGTCCTTACGTAACTGGCACTGCCTCCAATACTGAAGATGTAAGTTGATAAGGCCTGATAAAAGTTTATATCTAAAATCAAGATAAGACTTATCACTTTAATAAATTAGCAAGAAAACAATACCTCTGATTTACCATGCGGAAATAACTAATAGACATTCACTTTTCAGTTTATTATTTTCCAGCAGTACTATACCTTCAGTTAAACACCATCTTTTTACATGTTCAATTTTTACATAACTCATTCAGATTTATCACCACCAGATTGTGTTTCCACAGAGAATAGTCGGCTAACCTCTGTTATATCGTTGCTTATTTCATCACACGATAATGATATTATTTCCGTTACTGATTACCTTAATAAAAATGGCATCTCGCATTGTTTTTACTTTCTGTCAACAGGGAATATAAGGTTTACCACACATAATCAAAGTATGATCACGGTACAGCCCCAAAAAAGATCTGCTTATATAAACCACAGGTCAAATAATATCTGGACAAAACTGGTTATAAAAAAACATTTATCCGGAAACATACCCTTCTTCCGGAGCCACTTTACTCTTTCCCGTGCAGGCATCTTTAAATATGTTCTGGATGTAAACAGAAAACACTGCCAGTATTACTCAGTAAGAAACCACATTTTGCATTCACAATTCATTATTCCGGTTTCTTCCACCATCGCACCGGAAAAGCGACTATGAGGGTAAACCTGCGTCCGTCAGCACACTAAAACCCGGTGCGCATCGTTTTTGATTATTACCGCACACTCGCGCAGAAGGAGTTCCCCGTCGGGCTACGGTCTCTGTTAATACGGGAATACGACGACGATACAGCGCATGATGTGTCAGGCTTGAATACCTTTATCCGTTAAAAGGGATATCAGTTAAGTTATCCCGTGTAGGGTATAAGCCATTATCAAAGCCACTCTGTAGGGAGTGGCTTTTGTAATGGCAATAAAAAGCCCCGCGAATACGAGGCTAAATCCTGGTATTTGTAATGACTGGCTCTTATCTCAACGCAGCCCCTTACCGCGCGCCAGATGCTCAACTTCAAGCATCAGCAATGAGATGTTTAATCTGGATTCACTCCAGAAGTGATCAACACCCTGTCTACAGAGCCAGATGTGAAGGATGATGAGTAAAATTATCGCTATCATCGAAGGCATTGCGTCCTGATATATTCCTGAAGCGTTCTCAGTGCTGTCTGGTCTCTGATGATTCCGTCCCGGATACCGAGAACGTTTCGTCCAGCAACTGGAGAGAGTTCGACGGTGGCATCATTGCCCATGCCGGAGGCGCTGGAGGTTTCGGCTGAGGATGGCACAGAGCATTTTCCTTTGACGAGCACCCGACCACCATTATCAAGCTTGCGCCGAAGAGCATCATTTTCAGCTTTCGCATCAGCCAACTCCTTCGTGTATTTAGCATCGAGTACATCAGCAGCACGCTGGCGTTGCTGCATGTCAGTAATGGTGGCGGTCGCCTGCTTCAGCTCACTGACTTTTTTATCACGCTGTTCTTTGTAGGCGATGGCGTTATCACGGTAATGATTAACCACCCATAACAGACAGACGATGATGCAGATAACCAGAGCATAAATAATCGCGGCGACTCTGCTCACTGATCTATCCCCCAACAGGCTAATGCGCTTTCCTGGTCACGACGAATAACCTGTCCATAGCAGTTATTTGAACGTATGCGGCAATCGCGCCCACCATCTTTTATCCACCAGCGAATCGCCTCGCATGCCCCCTTACGATCACCGGCATTAAGCCGCTTATAAAACGTCGACGGGAGACACTTACCGGGGCCAATGTTATAGGGACAAAATGACGCTATACCCGCTTTCTGTGGTTCGGTCAGTGGCACTTTAATATTGCGCTCCACCCATGCCAGCGCCTTATCACGCTCAATGGCGTTAACCTGGGCGCATTTTTCCTTCGACAGTTTCATTCCCGGAATAACAGGTTTACCGTCCACCATCGTTGCTCCCCGACAGATGGTCCATATGCCGGAGCCATCGCGGTATGCAGTGGTGTGATTCCCCTCTTTTTCATCCAGAAACTGATCGAGAATGTCGGGGGCAGGAGCACTGGCGGCAATCAGCGCCAGAACGGCAGCTGACAGGCTGTATCTGATTTTTACGTTCATGGATATTTATCAGGATTTATCGGCTTCAAATCCCCCGGATATGTTAAATCTTACCTCGCCAGTGATGGGCACTGGCGGGAGGAGGATGTCAATCTGATAAACACAGAGGTGACTATGGATTACACAAATCTACCAAAACAAACTTTTGCTGATTTAATCGCACTCAGGCAAGCAGTCGTAGCTCTAATCAACTTGTTGCCGGAAAAGGAAAAGGAATTAGTTAAAGCGCTTCTTAACAGAACTGCCGCCGATTTTTCATCATATCCACTGACAGATGGCCTTGCGGACCTTCCTGAATTAATTGCAGCGTCCGCCATTAAGCTTACTGAAGAGATTTACCCTCCTCAAAGATCTTCACAAAATTCCTGCGAGTAACTTCAATGCAATAATCGTAAAACGCCGCAAACTGCTCATCGCGGCGTTTTTTTTCATCTTCAGAAGGAATCAGCACCGACAATTTTTTATTCAG